GAAGTGGCGGGTGCGCCGGCGGTGAGCGTGCAGGCGGTGCTGGCGGGCGCGCCAGGTATTGGCGCCGTTGGTGCGCCAGGCGTGGCTGCAGCGCCTGTGACGATTGCCGTGATCGGGTGCTCCGAGCACGATGCTCTCGGCCAGATCTCGATCGTAGTGATCCCCGTGCCTGTCGGCGCCAGCGGGCCGACACGTGCTGTGCTTACCCTTGGCCCACTGGACGCAGTCACGCGGCACGCGAGCAATTCGGCGCGTGTCACGTCTCGCGAACGCGGATTCCGCGTGCGCGGGTCGATGCAGTCTGCTGCCCTGGGTGAGTCTGAGACCCATGCAAAGGTGGAGTGATGGCATTCAGTGACTTTGTGATCAAGCAGGGAGATCTGTTGCCGGTGATCGAGGCAACACTGACCGATGCAGATGGCAACCCGGTCGACCTGAGTGGTGCAACGGTTGGATTCGTCATGCGCCAGGTGGATGCTGACGTGGCGTCCGTCAACGGCGATGCCGTTCCGGATCCCGACCAGGTGGCCAACAGGGGTGTGGTTCGCTATTCATGGGTGGATGGCGATACCGATGTGCCTGGTGTGTATCGGGTCGACTGGCCTGGCGAGTTCGCAACCAAGAAAGAAACCTTTCCAAACTCGAACTATCTGGTGGTGAAGATCCTGCCGGCGCTGGCCTGACGAGTTGGTTGCGTTCTGGGGAGACCGATGTTAATCTGTGCGCCGTAGGGATCTTGAGCTGATAACCCTTTTCAAAGTTCGGCGCCGCGCGACCATGGCAATGCGGCCCAACCCGGTCGGCACGGGGGAGCAGGTGGAAGCCCTGCACTAAAACAGGCGTCAGCGTAAACAGCGCGCCATCTCGCAAGAGGTGGCGCGCTGTTTTTGTTTCGGGTGACACATGGAGCTTGAGTACAAGAGCACGCCGGCGGAATTCAAGGCTGGGGAAGACGGCACCTACGAGGGCTACTTCTCGATCAAGGGCAACGTCGATGACGGCGGCGACATCATCCACGATGGCGCCTTCGCGAAGACGCTCTCTGAGCGAGGCTCCCGGATCAAGGTGCTGATGTACCACGACTGGTCGCGCCTGGTGGGCCCGGCGCCTGAAGTCCTGAAGGAGGACAGCAAGGGGTTGTATGCCAAGGGCCGATTGAGCACCGCCACCTTCTATGGTCGCGAGACCTATGAGCTGATGAAGGACGGCGCGCTCAACGAAGGCTCGATCGGCTACTACACCGTGAAGGCCGACTACGGCGAGCAGGGTGGCCAGCCGATCCGCCACCTGCGCGAGCTCGCGCTGTACGAGATCTCGTTCGTGCCGCTGGGTATGAACCCGCTCACCGAGGTCGGCGTGATCAAGAGCCTGATCAATGGCGACCAGGCCGACAAGGATGAGGCCTTTGAGCGCATCCTGCACGCGATGGCCGGCCTGCAGGGCCAGGCCACCAAGGCCGGGCGCGTGCTCTCCAACAACAACCTGACGCTGGCAAAGAACGCTCTGGGCGCGGCTAAGGAATTGGCCGAGTTGCTCGAGAAGCTCATCGCAGCCGCTGAGCCGGATGACGGAAAGGCCATCCACTTGGCACTGCAGCACCGACGGCGAGCCGCCGAGCTGGCACTCGCGATCAACCGATAACGAGGAGACGGACATGAACGAAAACGAGAAGCGGTTGCGCGAAGAGGCCGCGAATGCGTATGAGCAGGGCAAGAGCCTGCTCGCGCAGTTCGAAGGCAAGGCGCTGCCGGAAGAGACGTCGAAGCAGATTGACGCCTTCTTCGACGAATGCGATTCCAAGCTGGCTGATGCGCGCCGCTACGAGAAGGCAGGCCAGCTGGACACCCATCTGAACAAGCCGGCCGATGGCGCTCGGCTGCCGGCGCCGGCGGGTGGGGCCAAGACCGGTGAGCTCACGCTTCAGGAGAAGGCCTTCAACAAAGCGCTCCGCAAGCAGGATCTCACCTCGGACGAATCGAAGGCGCTGCAGGCCGGTGACGACACGGCGGGCGGATACCTGCTCGCCCCCATGTCGTTCGCGCAGGGGCTGCTCAAGTTCGTGGACGACCTGGTCTACATCCGCCAGCTCGCCACGGTGGAGCAGATCACCCAGGCGGAGAGCCTCGGGTACCTGTCGCTGGATGCCGACCTGGCCGATCCGGAGTGGACGGTCGAGCTCGACACCGGCCCGGATGACACGGTGAAGCCCTTCGGCAAGCGCGTGCTGACCCCGCACCCGCTGGCCAAGCAGGTCAAGATCTCGAACACCTTGATCCGCAAGAGCACCAAGCCGATCGAGCAGATCGTGCAGCAACGCCTGGGCTACAAGCTCGGCGTGACGCAGGAGAAGGGTTTCCTCGTGGGCGACGGCGCGCAGAAACCGCTGGGTCTGTTCTCGGTGGACCCGAACGGCGCCGGCATCCCAACCACGCGCGACGTGACCTACACCCAGACGGACGACAAGACTCGGTCGGACAGCTTCATCGACGCCAAGTACTCGCTCAAGGCGCAGTACCAGATGAGCAAGTCGACGCGCTGGCTCATGCACCGCGACCTGGTCAAGACGGTGCGCAAGCTGCGCGACAGCAACAACCAGTTCATGTGGCAGCCGGGCCTGGGCCTGAGCAACGACTTCGGCGGCGCGCCGATGCTCCTGGATGTGCCGGTGCTGATGAGCGAGTACGCGCCAAACACCTACACCTCCGGGCTCTATGCCGCGCTCCTCGGCGACATCTCGTTCTACGGGATCGTCGACGCGCTCAGCATGCAGCTGCAGGTCGTGCGCGAGCTCTATGCCCGCACCAACCAGACGGGCTACATCATCCGCGCCGAGTCGGACGGCATGCCGCTCTTGGCTGAGGCCTTCGCGCGGCTCAAGTGCGCGTGATCGCGACTGACGCGAGCTCGCCGACGAAGAGGAGACAGACATGGAATACAAGACCAGCCATACCAAGACCGTGCGGGCGCTGAACGCCACGGTGGTTGGCACGACCACGCTGACGACGTCGGCGATCGACACGGCCGGCGCGGATGCGGTTCGCTGCATCGTGCTCTTCGGCACGATCACCGATGGCCCGCCCAGCATCAAGGCGCGCCAGGGCAAGCAGTCGAACATGTCGGACGGCGCGGACCTGGCCGGCACGGCCGTGGCCGAAGCCAACACCGACGACAACAAGATCGCCATCCTGGACATCGTCCAGCCGCGTGAGCGGTACGTGGACTTCCAGATCGTGCGTGGCGGCGCGACCGGTTGCGTGATCGACGGGGTGATCGTGGAGCTCTACTACACGCGCACCAGCCCGGTCACGCAGGACGCCACGGTGGCCGCGTACGAGAAGTGGCAGAGCCCTGAGGAGGGTACGGCCTAAGCGGGCCGATGAGTGGCGGTGGAGTGGACCAGCCTGGTGGCGAGATCTCGCCACCAGGCCCCATGAACACCCTCTCCGAGAGATCGCCTCATGAGCCTCTTGACCGTGGATGACGTGCGGGCCCGCATCAGCACATCGCTCCGAGACGATGCGCTGCAATCGCTGATCAACAGCGAGGAGGCTGCACTCGTGCGGCGCCTCGGGCCTGTTTATGCGCCGGCAACGCCGATCGTTGAGAACCTCGCCGGTGTCGGCGGATCCGTCTTCCTCCGCCGGCGCATCTCCACGGTCTCCTCGGTGACCGAAGCCATCGTCGCCGGCGACACGCCGGCGGCCGTGGCGGCCAGCGGCTACAAGATCTGGGCAGACGAAGGACGCATCGAACGTCTGCCGCGAGGGGCGAAGTGGGGCGAAGACGTGACGGTGACCTACCAGCCGGTGGACGATCGCGGCGAATGGCGGGCGGCGCTCATCCTGTTGGTCACCATGGCGCTTGACTTCAAGGCGCTCCAGTCGGAGAGCGTGGGCGGTGAGTACTTCTATCAGCAACGCCCCAACCCGGAGCTCGATCGCGTGCGCGTGTTGCGGCGCCTCGGGTTCCTGAAAATCTAAGCGAGGCAGTATGGCAACTCTGACGGTTCAGGAAGTGGCGCGCACCGGCCTGGCGCCTTCCTACGTGGCGGCCGCCGGCGGCGGTGACGCTATCCCGAACGACGGCCGGACGATGCTGCACATCAAGAACGGCGGCGGCTCGAGCATCACGCTGACCGTGGTCACCCAGGCAACGGTGCTGGGCAATGCGGTGGCCGATGACGCGATCGCCGTGCCGAATGGCGGCGAGCGCATGGTGGGTCCGTTCCCGCCCTCGATCTACAACGACGTCAACCAGCTGGTGCAACTGACCTACTCGGGTGTGACGACCGTGACGGTGGCCGCCATCCGCGTGCCGTGAGCGATGTCGATCGAGACCCACCTGATCCATTCGTGCACGGTGCAGCGTTCGACGTCGGCTCCCGACGCCTACCGCAATGCCCGACGCATTTGGTCGAACCACCTCACGGGGGTTCGCTGTCGCCTGATCTCGAAGGCGCAGCGTGTGATCAACCGGGATCAGCAAGCGCAGCTCGCAGTGGTGACGACCTACACGCTGCTGCTGCCGCGGGGAACCGACATCATTCCGGATGACCGGGTGACGATGACGGCCACGGCAGATGACTTCGCGGACGTGGGTCCGTTCCGGGTGGCAGCGGTTCTGCCACGGCGATCGACGGCGTTACACCATGTGAGCGTGGCGCTCGAGAGGGTGAACTGATGATCCAGTTTGTGCTGTACCTCACGCAGGATCAGATGGATCGGATGAATGGCGACGCGGCCAACGCCGGGCTGTCACTGCACGACCACGTGCTGGCGCGCCTGGCGCTGGGGCCGGCGCAGACGGCGCCGGCGCAGACCGTGACGTTCCCGGCGGAGCTGGAAACCAAGACGGTTGAGCCGACGGCGGATGCCGAGGGCGAGGTGGCGAGTGAGCAACCTGTTGTGGCGCGGCGACGAGCTCGAGGATGAGCTGGTGCGCCGGCTGAGCGCGGGCCTGGCAGAGGTCGGTCTGCGGATCGAGCTCGAGGCCAAACGCGAGCTGCAGCCTGGCCACGGTGTGCTCACGGGCACGCTGCGGCGCTCCATCCACGCGGCGGATCCCGACTACAACTTCGCCGGCGATGCCCCGCACTTCGCCAGCGCAGCGGCCGCCCGGGCGGCCTGGAAGGGATCGAAGGGGATCAAGGGCAACACGAAGCCCCAGATCCCGGAGATGGGTGGGAGCGCGCCGAACCCTAAGCGGGAAGGGCGCTATCTGTCGATCGCGATCGGAAGTGGCCTCGAGTATGCGATGGCCGTGCACCAGGGTCATCACAGCTTTGGCGGCTACCACTACATCCACAATGCGATCGAAAAGGTGGAGCCACAGGTGAGCGCCATCCTGCAGAGGCACGTGAATGGTTGACCCGCTCGAGGCCGCGATCGCGCTGACTGCCAGTGATGCTGACCTGATCGTTCTGGTGAGCAGCCAGGTGGCTGGCAAGCACAAGTTCGGCGATGGCTGGGTGATCCCCAGCAAGGCTGTGCAGCTGCAATTGGATGGGGGCCTGCCGGATCTCTACACGCCGCGCCAGGTGGTGCGGCTCGAGCTCCGCTGCTACGGAGAGAGCCAGGCCGATGCAGTCGCAGTCTATGGAGCAATGGTGGGGTTGAGCCGCCGAACGGAGCGGACGCGAGTGACCACGGGCGGCGGTGTGGCACTGGTGTACTGGCTGAGCTTCACGTCTGGTCCAAGTCTTCTGGTGGATCCGGATGTGGGTGTGGATTACGTGTTGGCGTTTATGGAGGCCTCGGTGTCCGAGGTCGACGTGCCCTAGTGGAGGATCTCTATGTCTGCAACTGAACCCTTTGGCCAGCTCTCTGGCTCACTGCAGGTCTGGGTAGCGCCGCGACCCACGGCCGTGCCGGCGGTCAACGCCACGCCCAGCGGCAGCTGGTATCTGTTTGGCGCGACCGATGGCGGCCAAAAGCTCAAGCACGGTGGCAAGCTCAAGTTCTGGCGTGACGATGACCATCAGGGGCCGTCGCTGTCTCGCCGGCCGGAAGAGGACGTGACGCTGACCTTCACGCTGGTCAACGCCGTGCTCGAGAACTACGCGCGAATGCTGCACAACGTGGCCAACCTGGTCAGCGCCGCCGGCCCGCCGGCGACGCGCACGATGTATCTCAAGCGCGGCCCGGTGCCGAGCGAGTACTCGATCTACCTGCGCGGCACGGTGCTGTCGCCGTACGGGGCCTTCCCGGGCGGCTACTACATCCCGCGCATGGTCTTCGATGGCGAGCCCGAAGCCGCCTTCGCCAAGGACGGACGCGTGGGCCTGGAGTGCCAGCTCGTGGCGCTCGAGGATGACAGCTACGCCGATGCCCAGAAGATGGGTTGGTTGGTGGTCCAGACGAGTTGATGTAGGCTGACTCCGGTCATCTAGCAAAGGAGCCGAATATGCCAAACCTCAACTTCGCAGACATCAAGCCGCAAACCGACACCTTCACCGACGAAGACGGCAAGCAGTACGAGTTCCTCAGCAGCGCCGCCTTTGGCCCGGTGGAGGTCGCTCGGATCAACAAACTCCAGCAGGAGTTCAACCGGCTCAATAAGCTGGTTGGATCCGGTGGCGAGAAGGCGCTCACGGCGGCAGAGAAAATGCTGGGTGTCTCCAGCGATTTGATCGGCCTGATCCTGCCCGGCCTGCCAAAAGCGCGCCGTGAAAAGTTCTCGGCGGGCCAGACGCTGGCGGTGCTTGAGTTCTGGACAAAATCAGCCGGGGCGCAGCAGCGGCCGCAAAACGGCGTCCCGGTCGCGGCCAGGCGGCGGAGCAAGCGTTCGCGGAACTAGTCCGTTTCTATGGCCTGGATCCAGAGCGGTTGCTGACCTATCCGTTCTGGCTGACATCGGTGCTGTATCGGCAGATGACTGGTGTGAGGGCGAGTGAGATGCTGGGTGAGATCATGGTGGCCATGGCTCCAAGCCTTGAGCCTCGCGATCGCCAGAGCATGATCAATCGATTGGAGCGAGAGTTGCCGGCGCCCGATGAGCGGCCGGTGATGCGGATCAACCGGCGGACGAAGCGAGATCCCGCCAAGGCGCGCGAGTACTTCGAGCAGCTCGGCGCCATCGTGGAATAACACAAGCCCAGGAACGGGCGGGCCTGCCCGCCCGTTCCTGTTGAAGCGTTAGCGTAACCAGCGCGCTGTCCCTCAGTCGAGGGGCAGCGCGCTTTCTTGTTTCGCATGGGCAACTATTCCCTCGGTGAAGCAGTTCTTGGAACCAAGGTCGACCTGACTGGCCTTGGCCAAGGGCTGTCGCAAGCGGAAAGCAAAACCCGGAGCGCTGTAGGCGCGTTCGGCGGGTTCCTAGGCACGGCGCTCGGGACCGTCACCGGGATCATCGGCGGCCAAATCCTCGGTGCAGTCGGTGGCGCTCTCGGCAACATCAAGGACGCCATGATCGGCGGCAACGCCGAATTCGAACGGTACAACGTTCAGTTCGGCGTGTTGCTGGGATCTGCAGACGCAGCTCAGCAACGCATCGATGAACTGGCAGAGTTCGGCGCTCGAACGCCGTTCGAGTTGCCCGAAGTCGTCCGCGCGGACAAGGTGTTGCAGGCGTTTGGGTTGCACGCGGAGGACGCGGCCCAGCGCTTCGGTTTCTCGGGCGAGCAGATCCGCACGATCGCCGGCGATGCCGCGGCCGGCACCGGCGCATCCTTCGAAGAGATCTCCACATACCTTGGAAAGTTCGCGAGCGGCGCAACCGGTGAGGCGATCTCCCGGATGCAGGAGCTCGGCATTGTCACTCGGCAGCAACTGAGCGACATGGGCCTTGAGTTCTCGAAGAGTGGGCAATTGATGAGCCCGATCGACGAGAGCATGCAGGTCATTCTGACCGCCGTGCAAGACAAGTTCGGCGGCATGATGGACGCGCAGTCTGGCACGTTCGAAGGCATGATGTCGAACCTGCAGGACTGGATGGGCCAGGCGGGTCGTGTGCTGGGCCAGCCGATCTTCGAGATCCTGAAAGACAAGCTCGGATCTCTGCTGCAGTTCCTGGGCAGCGATGACGTCAAGGGCGCGCTGACGTTCTTTGCTGACCAGGTCGGTCAGACGCTCAACGTCATCATTGGTGGGATCGAGAGCCTGCTAAGCGGGGACCTCACCGAAGCCCTTGACGGCCTCGGCGAGCTCGATTGGTTCCGAGCTATCAAGGATCAGCTCGGCATTACTGGCGAGGAGTTCTACACCTTCACAGCCAAGGCTGGTGAAGTCGTTGCGCAGATCCAAAGCCTGGCCGCTGAATTCTCCGCCGCGCTCTCGAGCGCGATGAGTAGCCCGGCGGTGCAGGCCCTGGGCCAGGCGCTCACTGAGCTCGGCGCGGCCGCCGGCAATGCGTGGGAGCAGATCTCGGCGGCTTTCGGCCAGATCGGCGCACAGACCAACGCCACATTCCCGTCCATTCAAGAGATCGTTGTGGGCGTAGTGAGTGTGGTGGCCTGGTGGCTCACCTCGATCGCTAACCACATCACGACGTTCGTTCTGCCGACGCTGGTGGCGATCGTGCAATGGGTGGCCGCCAACTGGCCGCAGATCCAGGCCACGGCCGCGCAGGTGTTTGGCGAGGTGCAGGCGATCGTCTCGGCTGTGGTTGCGTTTTTCGCAACGGTCGTGATCCCGGCTGCGCAGCAGCTCGTCCAGTGGATCGTCGATCACTGGCCGCAGATCCAGGCCATCACGTCGGCCGTCTTCAACCAGGTCAGCTCGATCGTTGGGTCGGTGATGGCGGTCATTCGCAGCGTCATCACGACAGTCCTTGGAGCGATCCAGACGTTCTGGAATGCCTGGGGCGGCAAGATCAAGGCCTTCACCGACGAATGGTTTGAATCGATCGGGCACATCTTCAACGCCTTTGCCAAGGCGTTCAAAGGCGACTGGGAGGGGTTTGGCAAGGACATCCGCAAGGCCTGGGATAACTCCTGGGAGGCGATCGGCAAGGCGTTCGACGCCGCGATCAAAGCGATCCTGGAAATGGACTGGGGGAAGCTCGGCCAGGACATTATCAAGGGGATTGCAGATGGCATCACGGCGTCGGTGAAGTGGATCCAGGAGGCGGCGACGTCGGCCGTCGATGCCGCGCTGCGGGCCGCGAAGGGTTTCCTGGGGATCGAGTCGCCGAGTTTCGAGGCGCGCATTCAGGTCGGACAACCATTTGGTCAGGGCATCGTGCGCGGCATCCTTGACCTGGTGCCCGACATTCGCAACGTGTCATCGTTCGCGGGACAGATGGCGCTCGCCGGCGCATCGTCTTCGGTCACCAACTCCACCACCTTCAATGCCTCGTATGCCTACCGAGATGAGGTAAGCCTGATGGATGATGTCCGGTTCTATGACCTGGTGAGGGGAGTGGATTGATGTCTGCCTTCACGAAGTACGAGATCGTGCGCAACGGCGTGGCGACGGACGTCTCCGATGCCGTCGAATGGCTCAGGGGCGGCGACGATGGTTTTGGGTTGCCGGACATCGAGCCATTGGTGGAGGTTGGGCCGAACCAGGACGGCTCGACGGACAAGGGCTTTCGTCTTAAATCGCGGGTGATCAACCTGGCGCTGAACGGGTTTCCAGCAGCTCGCGGCGCAGAGTATTGGGATTTCCGCGAGCGCTGGTTGAAACTAGTGAAGCCCACAGACGTGCGCACCGTGCTGCGTGTGACGGCCGGATCCTGGGTGCGCGAGATCGTGGTGAAAACGATCGGTGGGTCCAAGCTCGCGCGGAAGCAAGGGCAGGGCTTGGTTGTCTCAGATGGCGTCCAGCTCATGGCGCACGACCCGACCTGGTACGACCCGGCCGGCGTGGCGCTTTCGTTCGCCGGCGGCGCAGGCGGGACAGGCACACCGGTGCCTCTGATCGTACCGATGACCGTGGGTGCGAGCGACGTGAACGTCTCTGTGCCGCACGGCTATCAAGGGACGTGGCGGGCGTTTCCTGTAGTGCGCATCACCGGGCCGGTCACAAATGCCGTGGTGCTCAACACCACGACAGGCATGAAGCTGGATTTCACCGGGTACACGATCCCGGCCGGGGAGTGGATCGAGGTCGACTGTGCCTACGACAAAAAGACAGTGGTGGATCAGGCCGGTGCAAACCAGATCTCGCGGCTGACCAGCGACAGCGACCTGGTTGGGTTCGCCTTCGAGGCTGATCCAGAGGCTCCGGATGGCATCAATGTCATCCAGGTGACGGGCAGCGCGGCATCGGCGGCGACAAAGATCGACATCACCTATTTGAACCGATATATCGGGATCTGATCTGACCCACTAAAGGGAGAACAACATGGCGCAGAAAAGTTTCTTTTGGACTACAAGCAGTGCCGGTGACGGGGCCACAGCCTACACCCGGAGCGACCTATCCACTGCATTCGCGGTGCTGGCCGCGGTGCACAGCCATGAAGGCATCGCGCCGAGTTACCTGAATGCGCTCGCGGCAACCGTGCCAGCGGCTAACGTGGTGCGGATCAACACGGGTGGCGCCGTGGTGGATGGCCGGCCGTACATCAACGATGCCCAGGTAGATATCTCCATTCCGAGCGCCATCGGCGCCGGGAACACCCGCATCGATCGCGTGGTGCTGCGGGCCGACTGGACGGCTCAGACTGTGCGCCTGACCCGGATCACGGGAACCGATGCAGCTTCTCCGACTGCGCCGGCAATCACGCAGACCCCTGGTGCCACCTATGACATCACGCTCTATCGTGTCACAGTGAACACGTCAGGTGTGGTGACGATCACGGCAGACGATCGGATCATGGCCAGGGTAGCTATCGCCGGCATCGTCGATGGATCTCAGATCGGCCTGGTGACGGGGCGCATGGGCGCGTCATCCTCGAACTGGATGACGGCCACCCCGCGGATTGCCAACGCGTCAGTTCCCATGGATTCCACCCCGTCCCAATCCGTGGCAAGCGTAGATATGCAGGTCGGCGTCGCCCAACTCACGCCGCCTCTCGGCGAGCAGTGGTTCTTCTTCCACCACGCATTCGCCGCGCCTCCCATCGTGCTGATCCAGGGACTGCTTCTGAGCGGATTGCCAGGTTCAGGCACGGGCTCCGACTACGATGAGATCATTGTGCGATCCACCGAGGCTACCCGCGCATATATCTACGTGCCGCCAACATTGGGCTACGACATGTTCTTCTGGCTCGCGATCGGGCCAAAGGCGTAGCCATGCAGCGCAGAGCGTTCTTGCGGCTCACGGGTGTCTGGTCGTTGACGATCGCATTGCGAGACGTAGCGTCCCATCTGTCGGCATGGATTCGCACACCGGCCAAGCCGGATGCCGCGCTGCTCGCCCAGGTGATTGAGTGTGGCCTGGAGACGCCGCTGGCCGTGCCAATGGTGATCGGGTGGGTGGATGGGTGCGCGGTAGAGACGCCAGCTCCGGAGCCAAGCCTTGTGCCGACAACGACAGCTTCGCCCGTGGCAACTGCAGTCCCAACGAATACTCCGACCCCCACGATTGGGCCTCGACCCGTGCGCCTGCCCGTTGTGATGGATGCCTACGATGGGCGCTGAATACCGCCTGGTGCTCTACGACACGGCCGGCGTCAAGCAGGCCGATGTGGTCAACTTCATGAAGGTTGCCTACACAAAGAGAGTGAACCGTGCAGGCTTGGCCAAGTTCCAGCTACCCGCTGGCCACCCACTGATCTCGCAGATTCAGGACAAGTGGTTGCTCGAGGTTTGGCGCCGAGACGCAAGTCTGGCACTGGATTGGTATGTCGATTGGGGCGGCATCTACCGCGAGCAAGCCCGGGCCAGCAAGCGCATTGATGAGTTCACCGGCACAGCTGTGGGATACCTTGAGCAGCTCGCCTGGCGCCATGTGCTCTGGCCTGCAGGGAGATCCGGCCGATCGGTATTCAGTGCGGCCAAGGCCGAGACGATCGCCAAGGCACTGGTGACCTACAACGCCACGGCGGCCGCCACTGTGGCGAATGGCCGCTGGACCGATGGCGCCTGGTCGGATCGGACTATCACGGTGCAGGCTGACGCCGCCGGCGGGGAGACGCTTAGCCTGCGGTGCCACGGCGACAATCTGCTCGAGACGTTGGCATCAATCTGCCAGGTGGGTGTGGGTGGCGGCGACTACGATCTGATCCGCACAGGACCCACGGCCTATGAGTTTCGCTGGTACCTCGGCCAGCGCGGCGCCGATCGACGTGGGAGCGTACTATTCGCGACCGAGCACGGCAACATGGCTGAGCCCACATACACCGAGAGCAGGATCTCTGAGCGCACGGTGGCCGTGGCGGCCGGCAAAGGCGAGGAGGAGGAGCGGCGCACGCGGACACGCACTGGGGCGAACTGGTCTACGAGCAACGATACTGAGACATTTGTCGACGACAAGAGCGCCGATAGCGACGCCGAGCTCGACGTGTCTGCAGACAAGCGCCTGGCAGAGCGTCGGGCATCGATCGACTATGGATTCAAGATTCTGCAGACCCGCTCCACCGCGTACGGGGTGCATTACTGCGTGGGTGGGGTGATGGGCGACCTGGTTGGCGCTCGGTATTGGGGTATCGAGGAGGATCAGAAGATCGATCAAGTAGCGGTCGAGTACTCCGGGCGCGGGTCCGAGAAGATCGATGTGGAGATGGTGAATGTCTAGAACGCTTGAGGCCCAGCTGGGTTACCTGAGTGCTGAGATCTCGAGTCTCAAGAGCGAGCTAGCCACGCTGCGCCGGATGGAGATCAGCCCGTCCCGGAAGCAGCTGAGCTCGAACCTGACGCTGTACGTGCGTGCAGATGGTTCGGATGCGAATAGCGGGCTGGCGAACACGGCCTCAGGTGCGTTTGCGACGATCCAACACGCCATCAACGTTGTCTGCAGAGACTATGAGAGCGGGGTGTATTCCATAACCATCCAGATCCAAGATGGGACGTGGCCACACGCGAACACGGTGACGCTTAATCCGCACCTGATCGCCGGCGGGGTCGTCCTGCAGGGTAACCCGGCTAACCCGCTCGCGTGCATCATTCAAAAATCGTCGGCTGGCTGGCTGTTCTTCTTCGCCAGAGGCGGCGGGCTCGGGCACTGGACATTGAACGGGCTGAACATGGGGCGCAGCGCAACTGGCTTCGACGTCAATACCGTCTTGGTAGGTGATACTGTCCTGTTGCACATCCAGAACTGCAACTTTGGGAACGCGGGCCCCGGCGGATCGCATCTTTACGCGACCAACCTGGCACAGATCAAAACGACGGGGCCAATCTCTATTTCGGGTGGAGCTTACCGACATGCGATAGCTGATCGCGGTTCGATCATTGACCTAATCGGCGCCTACACGCTCACGGGGACACCGGTATTCACCCATTGGGTCGAGGGCTACAGAGGCTCGAAGCTGATCCATCAAAACTCAGCGGTCGTATCTGGTGCGTCTACTGTGTCGCTGAGATACTACCTGCAATGGCAGTCGATGGCAGAGGGCATCGGCAACATGCCTGGCGCGGGCGGCAGTTCTGACGCGACCTCAATCGCTTTTTGAGTGTCGCATTCCCTGAGGACGGAGAGATCGCAGGATCTGATCTACCCTCGCAATGCTGATGTGATGCTCGGCCGCGATCTCGCGCAACACTGAGCCCGCACGCCGGGCCAGCGCTATCCGGATCTCGCGCGCCGTTGGCTCGATCCATCGGACGATTTCTACGCCCAACACCGGTCGCGCCCATGGGGGCATCTTCTTGAGTGCA